ATCAGCCCCTGTAGAGGGTCTGTTGCTGTTTTTGCCACCACTAACAAGCGGGTGACCGTCACCACCAGTTACACCGTCACCATCAGCAGTAAACAGGTTAACCCCGTCACCTGACTGGTAAGCATTGGTGAAACCGTTGTTGAGAGGAAACGCTGCTTTTACCTGCTTTGTATACGCCATAGCGCGAGCCAAAGCCTTGGTATATCGAGCAGACAAAGAATCATAGAGGTTATCCTCCATAGCTTCTTCGGTGATCGAAAATCCCATTGCAATGGTTTCGTGGTTATAGCGAGCAGTGAACGACTCCTGCGCTGAGTCATAACTGATGGCAGAGCCTTCAGGTTTGACTGGTGCAGCAGCAAAGCCCGAAAGCTTCACTTCCTCTTCAAATGAGCGGTCTGATGATTCAGTTTCATAAATCAACGTATGCTCATCTTCATACTTTCCGTACTCAAGACCAAACAGGGCGTTAAGACCCGGTAGGAGTTCCTTGAGCATCTGGGCGCGTGAAATAGCCATATCTCAGTTCTCCTATATGCCAGTCGCGTTACGATAAAGATGCATTCCAGCGTTAAACGCTACAAGCACATCCGTATAAGTATCGCCAACTGTACTGGTTGGGCCGTCAACAAACTCAATAATACGCACAGGTAATGTATTGGTTGTTGCCGCTGTTGATGCATCCACAGCATTCTTGCTGCGGCCGATTGTGGTAGAGCCAGCAGTTTGCACCACTGCTGCGTTGTTTCCAAGAGTGGTCTGGGCAAGCGAACCATCGCCCTGCATTCTCATAACAACATCAGGATCATCAAGAACATAAGCCATAATGTCTGTTGCTGTTGTAGAAGCTGTCCACATTTGTGAAAACGTCTTCTGACTAGTAGTAGGGTCAGTATACGAGCATCCCATGAATACACCAATAGGTGTCAAAGCGGTTGTACCCGTATCTTTTTCAACCGTACCCGTGCTAGCCAGCTTTAGGAAATCACCATAAAAGATGCTAGTTCCATAGGAATTAGTAACCTTTAAATGGCGAACCTTGCCAGTAAAAGAACCACAAGAGGAAAGACCTCCTACTGGTTCTGCACCGCTAGGGGTTGCTGAAGTAGCCATAATGTTTCTCCATTTGCTACGTTAAAGATATAGAGTAAAGCGATTAATCGCTAACTCCGTCCAAAGGTTGTGCGCGATGTTCGCTCTGTGTTCATCAGAGGCATTCGCGGATCATTTTCTCTCATGAAACTGTTATCAACCGATTCCATCTGCTGGGCAGCCATTTTCTGATAATACTCTTGGCGTTGCTTCATATCTTCCTCAGGAGCTTTGCACAATAACAAACCACCGATTTCAATATTTCCTGCAAACCTTGAGCCTACATCAGACATTACTTCCAGTTCTGGATGATCTTCTGCTTTTACTGGAACCCAACCTTCCCTGAATTTCTGGGAAACATTGGTGTTATCAGAATGCCCTAACGTGCTTGTTCTGACCCATCGGAAAACATATCCGTCCTGAGGTGCAGGAACAGGTAATACCGATGCGGGTTTCCAAGAATCGCTTGGGCGGGTTTCAGTTTCACGGGCTTTATTAGCCCTTGGGGTGCGCTCTTCAGCCATGTGACATATCCTCTACGAGTTGTTTGGCATATTGTTCGTTAGTTAGCCCTAACCGCTTTGCGAGAGCGACTTGGGTTTGCGTTAACTTAACTTTGCGAGGTTTAGACCCATTATTCCGCGATGCGGGGGTCACTACCATCGATGGACTTCGGGATTTCGCCTGAGAAGAACGCTCCTCTTTCTCATTTGATTGAGTCCCGAAATATTCGGGAAACTTAGAACGCATAGTGCGATCTATCGTTTCAAAATATTCATCTGAATTAGGGTCAACACCCTCGTTTTTAACGAGTTTTTCATGAACCCCGTAAGCAAGAGCGGTCATGTCCTTGTGTTCGTCATTTCCAAACCAAGGATTTTCTTCAGACCACATTTTTGCTTTTGCACTTACCTCAGGTTTTGCAGGCTGTTGTTGCATTTGCTGCTGCATTGCTTGTTGCTGCATTGCCTGCTGCTGTGCAAATTGCGGATTTTGCTGCATTTGCTGAATGTATTGCTGATACTCAGCTTGCCGCCTCTGCATATCCTGCTCATGATTACTAGCTTCACGCAATTCTGCCTGCGCTGTAATCAATGCTTCCTGAGTGGAAATAACCTTATCGGTATCTCCTTCGTCATAAGCAGCTTTGTACTGGGATTTAGCCTGCTCTACAGCTAGCGTAGCCCTGTCTTTAATCTGCGTGACAAGCATATCTTCGCCACGCCTTATAACATCTTCATACTGCTTGTTCTGATTTGCATACTGTTGTGCAACCTTAACAGCCTCTTCACGCATTTTTTCAGCAGCTTCACGCTGCCTGCGTTCTTCATGCTGTTGATAACGCAACTTGTTAATGCGTTTTTTAACCTTGTCGCTATAGCCTTCAAGCTCATCTTCATCTTCAGACGAAGCTTCCTGTTTAGGAGGCGGTCTTTGATCTTCTTGCGGCCTGTCATCTATAATCTCAAGATCCATTTCGCCAGTATCTGGCTCAGGCTTGGTGATCTTTGTTCTAACACCAAGAAATTTTTCCTCAAAGGAGGTTTGCGGATTTTCTTCGACTTCTGCTACCATTTCTTCGCTCATACCTTTTCAATCCCCCTCGGATCTTCGACAACACCTTCAACGCTGTCATCGTTAATTAACCGAAATTCCTTGCCATGAATCTTAAAACGAGTTCCCGAATAAGAACGCATCAATACCCAGTCCTGCTCCTTGCAATAAGGGCCAGTGGGAAATCTTGATTTGTCCTTGTATGCATCTGGGCCAAGTTTCAGCACAAAGCCACAGATTGATCCGATCTCTTCAACATGAAGAGTTTGTTTCGCTTTAAGGATGCCGCCTTCTGTTTTTTCATCAGGCTCTGGCAACGCAATTAATATTTTATATCCTCTGGGTTCAGGTAGTTGATGAGCTTTCCTTGGCTCGTCTTCTTCCGTTTTTACTGCTTCCATTTTTTGCTCCTGCACTGGAAATTAGTGTCCAGAGTCACTTTGCATCGCCTTTACGATGAATTAAGCTCCTTCGATTCTCTCTTTGAGATCGAGAAGTTCCCTTTCTGCTAGTGCTAATCCTTGGATTACACCGCAGCTATGGGTATATTCGCTATAATCCTTACAAGATCCAGTAGCAACATGGTCAGACATTTCATTCATTTTCTGCCTAATAAGTTCCCTGAGTACATCCATAGAGTTATCAAACGCCCTACTCACTCAACGTATCCTTGACCACATCTACTCCTCTTTCAAAACCTTTTAACATTTCTGCAGAAGAAAGCCTGTTTTCGTCTGTAGCAAGCTTTGCCCCGATCCTTGCGCTTTCTATGCGCTCTTCCTGATCCATTTTTTCCCTGTCAAGAACGGCTTTTTCCTGCGCTTTCTGCATATCAAGCTGTATTTTGGCCATTTCTGCCTGCGCCTTGGCCATTGCTTCACCTTCTTTAATCTGAAGCTCTCTCTGTTGCATTTGTACAACAGGATCTTGTTGTGCTTTAGCGGATTTTTCTGCTGCCGCCATCTGTTGTGCTTTTCCAGTGACCTGAGCAGACGCTGGGGCAACAAGACGCGATATACGAAGCTCAATATCTTCAGGTAAAGGCTCATCTGGGTGCGGAAGCTCGACACCAAGCTCTTTTTCCACCTTCGCACGATAAGCAAAGGCGATATGTTCCTGAATATGGGCTGCTCCTGCCGCCATAATCTGTTTTGCAGCGGGTGATTGCTGCATTATCTGCATAATCTGCGGATTTTGCGCCATCGACATATGTGTCTGGATATGTGCCTCATGATCTTGGTAAATAAACGCCTTAACAGGCTTTTCATTAAGGATATTCATGTTTTCAGACACTGGATCAGTCGGTTTAATGTCATCATCCGTGGGAATAATCTTATCAGCGTCCCTGATTCCCAGAACTTCAATCATTTGGCGGTGTAACAACGGCATATCGTACATTTGAGGGGCTTGAGCCGCTAATTGTAGTGCCGCTTGGTACTGCATGATGCGTTGAGCCATCGTTCCAGCATTGGGATCACTGACAGGAATGATGTCCACGCTGTCATCGAAGTCTTCAACCGTCAATTCCCGCCCTTTCATGTCATAAGGGTACTCAGACGGGCCATAATCCCTTACCAGATCGACCAGAATCTTCAATTCTTTGCCTACAGAGGCATGAACCCGCGCCTGAACTGCGCTTAACACCTTCATTTCGCGCTCTAACACCGCCAAAGTGGTGCCAACAGGGGCTTCGCCATTGATGTCTGCTGCTTTTACGTCTGCTGCAGAAGCAAATCTGCGCCCTTCAGAGACAATATCCCCTAATAACTGGTATAAAACGCTGCTTGGTTCTTTATAAGGAAGGAAAGAGATGCTATCCCGTATCGCCCCGCCGGGGACATCAACATCCCTAAACTCACCGGGCATTATCGGGGTGTCATCACCCTTGATTCTAAGCCCCCTAGCCTTCAAACCACCGGGCAGATTAGCCAAAGTACCCGCATCCACCAACTGTCTAAGCAATGAAGTGGCTGATTTGGACAACCCGCCAATCATATGGACTAAACCAAAGCCATAGAATCCAAGACCGGGCAAATACTGATAATGCACAAAGTGCTGCCTGCGAATCTTGTTAGGGTCATCTTCAAACCAGTTGCGCCTGATCGATAAAATTGTTGATGATGACTTATCAATAGTGACAACATAAGGCAATCCTATGCCTGTTTCCTCGCCATTTGCCATATCTTCAAAGCCTGCCAGATCTATATCGACATGCATCTCAAGCAATGTGTGGCGATGATCAAACTCGTAGTTGTCCGAATCACCCGTTAATCGATTGTACTTTTCCTGTATATCGCTAATATCAGGGGTTGGAGAAGGGATTTCTACATCCCTGTAAAATCCAGCAAATTGTAACTTCTTGATTTCATTAGCGGTTTTTTTCATAACATGCGTTGCTCTCTCGCATGTTGTTAAATCGGATGCTCCGTAGCTAACGACAAAATCTTCTGCTGGGACAAACATGGCACAAGGTCTGTCCATGTTCGGGTCGAAATATACCTTTCTGAACGCTGATCCTGCTATTGGAAGGGAGAAGAGCAATTTCTCCGTTTCAGTTCGGTACTCGACCATCTTCTGGGTAATCAGGTAATTAAGATATTCTTTTACCCGCGAAGCCTGTTGCACCTTGTCTTCCGTCAGTTGTCCGACAATATTAGTTCTGACTGGGCCAGATGCAGGATAAATTTCCTGTATAGTCTGCGCCTGAAAACGGACTACTGCTTCTGAAAGCATAGGATGGAATACGCCACATGCGCCATCCCAAGGAGTGGTGCGATCCTCAAATTTTAGCCCCATAAGATCCAATCCCTTTATATAGGACTGTTCCCAATCGGCACGACTGTCCCTGTCGGCATTAAATGCACCTACAAGCTCTGAGGAAAGGTCAGTCAGATCCCTGTCATCCATGAACTCGGCAAGGTTTGAATCATGGTTCATCCCGCCTGTCATGGAGTTGTTAGGATCAAAATCGATTAACATCCCGCCATCAGGGGTTTCGATAGAAACCGCTTCTGGGTTTTCTATCTCTATCTGCAGTGCAGGCTCTCCCTCTAATTCCAGAGGGGAAGGTGTCATTGCGCTATCTATTGCCACTTAGCCGTTTTTCCTAAAAATCTGTTTTCTTGCTGCGCCAGAGCCACGGGCTGCTGTTCCTTTAACTATAGGCGCACCAGAAGAAGCAAAGGTTCCTTTTTTCTTATCTACCTTGGCTACACCGCCTTTTGCATAGCCTTTGGTTTTTATCTTTCCTCCAGCCATATAGCCTTTAGTTTTCTTCTT